AAATGGGCTGAAGCAACCGACCAACTAATAGCTATACATAATCGTGAAGTTGTGCGAGCTAGAATTGATGAAAATCAACGTAGACTAGATAAAATTAAAGAATGGCGTAATCGTAAACCTGTAGTGGGAGAAATTACAACTGCTAGATTTGGTTCAGCAAGTGGGGCTATGGAAGTTGCTGGATTTGAACAAAGTTTTGAAGCCCGCATCAACCAACTTAAAGCTAAGGGAGAAGACAGATGATGGCGCATAAAGATACGCACAGTGAGACTGCAAGCCATCACACAATCAAGTCGATAAGCACGGTGGATGGTATTGTACGCTCTATAGATACTCTTATAAGGTTTGAGATAGAATGTAGATTTGCCTATTTCCTAGGTGAACCTGCCCGAGTTGAAGAAGCTGTAAAAAATATTATAGAAAATAAGGAAGTTTTAACAGGTTTCATTAACGAACTTTCACAGCAGAACGCTAAGGGTCAACCAAAGGAAGGAAATAAGCTATGAGTAAAGTATTTACGATTTTAGATGGTGATAGTGAATACGGTACTAGAAAAGTGTCTGTTATGTCTAATTCTGACAAAGAACAGTTAGCTATGTTTGCTGCAAAAAATCACTTAAAAGGTTTAAAGGTAGATGAAACTACTATTACTCGAACTGAATATATACCTATGAAACTATTTAAGGACAAACACGGTAATCCGATTTATATGAAAAAGGATTTATTATGACCAAACAAGATAACTATAGCTGGTTAGATGATTACAAAGCTAACATACATAAATTATTTAAAGGGGAGGAGTAGATTATGGGATATGTGTCAAACGATTTGAACCAGATTGAGGTCGCAGTTTACGACAGAGTTAGAGAATATCTAAGAGTAGATAAACATCTAGGCGGTTTGATTAAAACTTTTGTGAGTATAAGAGCAGATAAATTGGGTAGAGAAGTTAAGATTTATATACCTGAACTTGAACCTACTGATAGCATAGAAATAAACGGGATGCTAATTGACCTCACTAAGAAAGCAACCAAATGAAAGATAACTATAACTCTGGAGGTCGTGCGATGAATATAACTAACTCAGCCAAGGTACAAAGAATTATAAGAAGCCATATTAAAGATGAGATGATTGCTACTAGTTATATTGCGACTGAAATATATGAAGCTATTTTTAATCATGCTATTCATGAATTTGCTTGTAATGATTTAATACAAGAGCTTATACACAGAGAAACGCATCTACCTGTCAAGTATTCTAATAATACCACGAAGCGAAACAACCCAAATGAAAGATAACTATAGCTGGTTAGATAAAGCTCAAAAAACAGTAGATTATTTATATTCCCTGGATGATAGTTGTCCACCAGAACTTAGGCAAGCCATAGGCATTCTGCGACAACTTACTAATGAGGAGTTTGTTCATAAAGATAAAACCATTAGTTCACAGTTAATCTGGGATATTCTTAAAGAAGCTTTTACTAAACAAATAGAAATTGAGAAATTAAGGGCGAGGATAGATTCATATATCGACATAACAACAAAAGCAGGAAATGGTAAATTGTTGCGTGATTATGCATTAGTTAGAGCCAACCAACTACAACAAAAGTTAAAGGAATTAGAGAGTAAGAAATGAATATATTTAAACGAGAGCCTAAATTACCAAGAATAGCTGTTAGGAAGCAGAGGAATGGTATAGAGCATTACTTTATTGAGGTGTGGGGTTGGGATGAAACTGGCAGCTATTATATGCGAGATTCACCAACTACATTTTCTAAATCTAAAGCCGAAAAATGGTTAAAAGACAAAACCGATAAGGAAATAGTATTTAGTGGCTATATCAACCAACCTAAACTTAAGGATTCTCATGCAGAATAAGGGGAGTAAATAATACTATGAATAATGGAAGTATATTAGACAAAAAAGAACTAGCTAAGCATTTTAAAAGCATGAAGAAAGTATCGTTTAAAAATAGTCACGGTGAAAAGTTTAATATTTGTACAGACGGAATGACCTACTGGTTGTCAGGTGATGAGGTTAATGCAATGGTTGAACCTTACAAAACTATAGGTGGGTATCTACCCCTATTCAGTAGTGCTTTCAATATATGGTCTAAAGAGGAAATAAAGGAACTCGGACTAGCTTTAGTGAAACTTGCGGAGACAAGAATGCCTAAGGGAGTTGAGCGAAATGAGTAAAGACCCACACGTTCATAATTATATAAAGTCAAAGACTCAAGATGTTATTTTGCATAAATACGTTAACGACAAGGATGTTGCGACTACGGGAAAAGACACTATTAGAATGTGGGTGTGTGAGTGTGGTGCTTATATTGCCTATGATTTAGAAAGAGTTTTGGCATGAAATCGCACAGCTTACTTATTTATTCTTTAGTAGTTATAGGCTTAACAGTATTCCTATTCTACTTTGCCTTACCTAGAATATACTGGCATTTATATCCAGTTCAACCGCATCATTATGGGTATGGTGTATGATAGGAATATAAACAGGTAAAAATCAGGTTATGCCATTTCCAAATCAAAGCACACAATTTAAACCAGGACAATCGGGTAATCCTAAAGGTCATCCAAAGGGTAAACGGAATCTTTCAACATGGATACAGAAGATGTTGAATGAAGAAGAGTTAGACGGTGAGCCACCAGTAAAGGCTATCGTCAAGGTTGCTATAGAAAATGCTAAACTTGGTAAAGATAAAGACAGAGAATGGTTAGCTAAATATGGCTATGGTACTAAAATAGCAGTAGAACACTCAGGTGAAGTTAGAGGAGAACACGATCCAACCAAAGCAAATGAGTATGCGAAATACCTCGAAGATTCAACTAAACCTAGCAAATGAGTATGCCAACTCACCAGTAGCATGGTGTGATTTGCAGAACACACTAACAGAGAATCAGAAACCTCTGGAATTTAGTAATCACCGTTTTTTAATTCAGCCATTTAATGATATGAGTTCCGATCAGGTCTATCGTAAGTCAGCTCAGGTAGGCGTTAGCACTATAATGATACTTAAAGTTATCTGGCTAGCCGAATATCGTACAGCTAACTCCATCTATGTACTACCAACAAACAATGTCGTTAAAGACTTTGTAACTCCTAAAGTGGATCCACTGATTAATGGTAATTACCATATTGAGCAGATAGTCAGTAAAGATTCAGTGTCACTTAAACAGGTAGGCAATCGGTTTATTTACTTTAAGGGTTCGTTTAGTGAAAGGGACGCAATCGCAATATCTGGCGATATACTTGTACTGGATGAGTACGATCGTATGAGTTCAATGAACGTGGTTAATACATACGACTCTAGACTCCAAGCATCCGAACTTGGTTGGCGATGGCGATTATCAAACCCAAGTCAAGTAGGTTTTGGAGTTGATGCATTATTCCAAGATAGTGATCAGATGCACTGGTTCATAACCTGTCATCACTGTAATCACGAGTGGTTTATTGACTTTGAACAAACAGACAACAAGAATCACTACATCAACCAAGAACTTAAGCTCTATGTGTGTGGTAAATGCAGTAAACCACTTACTGACGATGATAGACGTGGAGGCAGATGGGTAGCTAAATATCCCTCACGCAAACGTAGGGGCTATTGGATCTCACAACTGATGGCTCCTTGGGTATCAGCCGAGCGAATACTAGAACAAAAAGAAGAGTCAAACATTGAGTTCTTTCATAACTTCGTACTCGGCACAGCCTACACAGCCAGCGATTTGATTGTTAATCGTGAAACTATACTTCGTGCAACAGCTCCAAGCGATATTCCAAAACTTAACGTTGTAATGGGTGTAGATCAGAACGTTTCAGAGCAAATTTGGGTAGCTGCAACGCCACAGGGGATATTTGCACATGGACGCACTACTTCATGGGAAGAATTAGAACGGCTAAAGTTAATGTGGAACGCAATAGTAGTCATTGATCCTGCACCTTATCCAACTATGCCAAAGAAATTAGCCGATAAATACCCCGACATCTACTTGTGTTATTTTAAAGAACATGATGGACTCAGCATAACTACCACTAAGGGACAAAAGGTTTATGCCGATCGCACAAGATTACTAGATACCGTTGCTAATGAGTTCACTGCTGCAAGCTTACTTATTCGTGAAAAGCCTTATGAACTTGAGGATTACATTGCTGACTGGCAAAACATATATCGCACTACCGTTGAAGATCCAGACGGCCGCTCTAAGTCTAAATGGCTAAAGAAGGACAACAAAGAATCTGACTTTAGTTTGGCAACAGCATACATGCGAATAGCGCTATCGTTTGTCATAGATCGTCAAGGCTCCAAGTTCATTGAACCACTGTCATCACCTGATGGAATAACAACTGATGAAATAACGGATTTGCAAGAAACTAGCTTAAGTAATATAGTTGAGGAAACGTTCAACCAAATAGATGAAAATTACTAGCACAACCATCACAATAGAACAAGATAGACGTTACCGCATACGGGTAATGCTAAATCGTAGTGATCGACCACGCTACTTCACATGGCAGTGTCCGCAATGCACATACCCAGTATGTGAGATTGTTAACTGTGACATTGTAGCTGTGTCGGACACTATGGATATGACCAACCTTTCCAATGCTGGTCCAGGCGTTAGGTGCGATGGACGATACCAAGGCGGACGTTGCAACATCTGGTGGTATTTTAGTTTAGGTGAATAGTGTATAGTATGATTAGAGGCTGCCCCAAATGTTTATTAACTGATGGGAAAAACGATTAAATGGCCAGTGGCGATAATCTTTACGGCAAGAAACCAAACGCATATCAAGCTCCATTTAGCCAGACTTACTTAGATTCTGAGCCATATGTTATATTCAATGAAGAAATGCCAGACGATGTTCTGGATAAACTTCTAATTAAAGAACTCGACAAAGACACTGACTATTGGAACCAGAAACCTTGGCAACTAAGAGAAGCCGATCTTAACAATACTAAATACTTCCTAGGTGATCAAAAAGGTGGTAATCAATTCATAAATGTTAATAAAGAGGATGACTACACCGACAATCGACTGTTCAGTAGTATGCGGGCAATCCTATCCTATGCTACAGGTCAACTGGCAGTACCATCAATCACACCATCTAAGTCAGATCAACTCTACCTCCGCATGGCACGAGAGATTCAGCAAGCACTTTACCAACACAGTAGCGAAGAACATGTAGAGGATAAAACACGAGCGGCAGTCATGAACCTACTACTACGAAAACGAGGCTTTTTAAAACTTAGGTTTGACCCAAATGCTGGTACGAATGGCGATGTTGTAACTGAAGTATGTAACCCTGAAGACATCATCATTGATCGTTTCGCAGGCTATATGAAAAACCCTAATAAGATTTATCATCGTCAACGTTCCACTATAGATGAGTTATGTGCTAAGTTTCCCAAGAAAGCTAACGATATATATAAGGCTTACTCCATAAAGAAAGGTGTATGGACTCAACGAACATCAATGGTTACATGGTTTGAAGGTTGGTTCACCTACTACGATCCTAAAGGACTACCAAAAGAAGGTGTAGCAATGTTCATTCCTGAGCATCACATGATATTAGACAAAATGCCTAATCCTAACTGGGTTTACATGAAGTCAATGAAAAAAGAAAAGCAAGCCAATGTTATGGATTATCCGCCAAAACCATTCGTTAATTTCAATTACCTCAACCTTGGCCACTCCTACATTGATGAAACATGCCTATTCGAGCAGGCTAAACCACAACAAGACATTCTTAATAAACGTGGTCAACAGTTCAATGACAACATATCCTACATGAACGGACGTTGGGTAATGTCGAAAAAGGCTGTTAGCGATCAGGATGCTAATAAGTTCATTAACAAAGGTAGCAAGACAGTTCTCCTAGCCAACGCAGAGGATATTGGTAAAGCCGTGCAAGTGCTGACGCCAACCGCAATGCCCTCACAGGTGTATCAATCGATAGTGGATACCCGTAATGAAATAGACGATATAACTGGTGTAACAGCCTTATTCAAAGGCTCTCAGCCTCAGAATCAGAACACACTTGGTAGGGATCAAATGTTACAAAATCAAAGCACTATGCTTCAAGATGACATTGTCAGAGCTGTTCAGACTGGAATGGAACTTTACTATAAGATCAAACTGCAGATGTTCCGAGTCTACTACACTGATGATTACTGGTTTCAAGTAAAAGGTGGCGATGGAAAGTTTAACTTCATCCTTCTAAACGGTGATTCAATCGACAGTAATGTAAAAATTGGCGTAGAGGTTGACTCAACATTACCGCTCGATAAAGCTAATATTCGTGCAACTGCGATGGACTTAGCTAAAATGAATCGTATAGATCAACAAACACTAATGGAAGACTTAGGCTTGCCTAACCCAGATATTCGTACCGAGCGACTTATCCGTAGTCAAATAGATATGTACACATACATGCAATCTATCGAGCAGGGTATGGAGAACAACGACGCTGATGTCGACATTAAAATACTTATCGGTGGTAAAATTCCAGACGAACGAGACAACTACAACGAGGATTACATCAACTACTTTAATCACTACATTACTACTAATAAATTTACACAACTTGACCAGAAAGCTAAGCAGGCAATTGTCCAATTCCTACAAATCGTTCAACTTAAAGCTCAGCGAACTGTCCGACTTGGTGAGACTCAACTTAACGACGCTGGCATATTGGATAGGCCACCAATCTTCCCATTACCAAAACGAACTATGCAAATTAAGCTTACTGGTAATATGAATCCTAACACTACCCAGCAGATAGCAGGCAGTGAAGGTCAAATGTTCACTCCAATCACTGGAGCTGAGCAGGCTCAAGATCCAAACGCTCAAGCTCAAGCACAACAGTCTGCACCACAACAAGGTCAGCCTGGTCAAGCATGATACATATATTTGATATATCATGCTACACTTAGTACATGAAACAAAATATATGTGTCAGATGTAAGTCCAAGGATAATCTAATGCCCTCTCCATATTGTATTAAACGTAAGAAAGATGGTTCGATTGGGTGGTCAGGTTATATGTGTAATCCGTGCAATACTGCACGATTAAGAAAGTATCGAAGTACACCCAACGGAGCAAAGAAGACTCAAGACGCTGTTCGTAAATCAACTGCTAAATATGATTATAAGCAAAAGGCTAGATTAATGGTAAAATACGCCATAGAAATTGGCAGTATAACAAAACCTAGTCAGTGTTCTAATTGTAAGGCGTTCGTTAAGTTAGATGCTCACCACGAGGATTATCAACAGCCATTAATAGTTAACTGGTTATGTAGAAGTTGTCATTCTATTATTCATAGAGTAGAATTAAATAAATTAAGTCGAGAGGATTTCCCCAATGGCAAAAGACGATATAGTAATAGAAGAACAAACAACCCAAAGAGGTACACCAATCATCCCAGATGATGACCCTGAATGGGGTAGTGGTGCAGTAATGGTTGAACCTGGGCTTATGAGTGAGTCTGGCAAACAAGTACGTGAAGAAGAAAAAGTTGAAGATCAAGAGGAACAGCAAGAGGACAATGATGAGCAAGAAGAGGATGATATTAACGAACCTGCTCAATTTACTGCTGAAGATCCAGGCGAATTTCAGCCCCAGGACTATTCTTTTGAAGTTACCACTTACGATAAGGATGGTAATAATCCCCGCACAGTTAAAGTAACCTCAGTTGAGCAGTGGGATAAAATGCTGGGTGATGATGTAAACTTTGGTTCAGCCCAAGCCTTGATGGTTGCAGAACGTAAAGCTAGTAAGATGGACTCTAATGCTGAGAGAGATCGTGTTGAATGGGAGAAAGCTAAAGCTAAGTATGATGAGGAAAGAGAAGCTTTTGAAAATACTGAGGCACAACTGGATAACTTTGAAAGCGAAATGAACTATCTTGTCGGACGTGGTGATATGCCAAAAGTACCAGCTAAATTTACCAACGACTGGACAAGTGCGGAAGCCAAAAAAGACCCAGCCATTAAAGAACAACAAAAGTTAATTAACTATATGAATAAAGAAAATCGAGCTAGAGCAAAAGCTGGACTACAACCAGAAACATCACTTGTAAGTGCATATAAGGCGTACAAACTAGACCAAATGGAAAAGGAAGAAGCAACCTCACAACGACAAGCAGGACAGGCTAGGCGTGAAGCTGGCGCAAGGGTAGCTGGCACATCACCAGCTGCTACAACCGTAACCGCACCTAAAGGAATAGCAGTCGGTCGTGCTGGAAGCTTAAACGATCTGTCAGCCAATAGCTGGTAGTACTTCATATAAAAGTAATTTGACAATTAAATCTAGGCTATTGTATAGTTCTTTGTAGAGGAATTGCCCCAGTCATTTGGAGCAATTTTTTAATTTAGGAGAATAAAATGTCTGCAATAGCACAAAACGACCGAGTCAATAACATTACTTTAGAAGATATAAACGCTAAAGTAGTCGACACAATTAACAAGTCAAGTGAAATAATGAAGCGAGTGGTTGCAAGACCAGAACGTTGGAATGGACGATCATATCAATCACCAATCTTCACAAACATCAGTACATTAGGTACATCATTCAAAGGTACAGAATCTTTCGATACTACAATCGATATGAATACAGTATCGCTAACATGGTTTCCAACAGGTTACGCACAGCCAGTTGGTGTATCAGTAGTTGAGCGATCAATTAACGCAACTCCAGCAGGAGTTATTGACCTTTACCAGACATCATACCAATACGCACAAAACTCAATGATTACTAACCTTGCCTCAATCTTCTACGGTTTTGGTTCAGGTAACGATTTTGATGGACTTGGATTAATTGATGATAACGGTGCTTCTACTTCACAGTATGGTGGACTTACACGAACTACTTACCCAACTATTAACTGTGGTTCATTAACCGCAGCATCAGCTGGTGTAATCGACCTAGCCACAATGAATAGTACAGACGATGGAGCAACAATTTCTGGAACAATGGCAGAAACACCAAATGTAATTATCGCCAACCAAACAGTATGGAGCCTTTACGACTCACTACTTGAACCAGCAGCACGAGCAGAATACGGTGCGTTGGGTGGAACATTCATCGACGGTGGCACAGCAGTTAGCCAGTCTCCAAGTGCAGGTGACGGACTAAAACTTAATGCAGGTGCAACAAGCGTTACATTCCGAGGCAAACCATTCGTACGAGACCAGAAAGCGGTCAGTGGCAATATGTACTTCCTTAACGAAAACTGGTTCTTATTTAAGAGCTTGCCACTAGTTGGACTAAACATAATTGCAACTACCGAGAGCGTTACCACTGGTGCTTATGATAACTATAAAGTATCAGCCTTCCAATTTAGACAAATGATGATGCCTGTTAACCAACTTTCAGAAGTAGGAATATTCGTAATGTACGGAAACCTAATCTGCAAGAATCCTAACAGGAACGGTTTAATAACAGGAATAACAACTACTTAGGTAGGGAAAGAGGAATAAAGACATGGCATTTAACGGTCCAGTAAATATAAGTGAACAAGATATTAGAACAACTCAGGCAGCAACTCAGCCATCAGGTGCAGCATGGAGTCCATCTTTAAAGTTTGGACAAATAGGTGGAATAAATGATGGACGAGTTTATACTTACTCACTAAACTCTACAGTAGCTTTAACTGCAGGTTTAACAGTTCAAGCTGCAGCAATAGTAGCTAACCATGTTGCAAGGACACTATCTGTGGCACAAGCAATCGGTTCAACAACTGTAGTAGTGCCTCTAGGTAACACAGCCGCAACACTAGGCCAATATTCTGGTGGCTGGCTAACAGTTGTATCGGGTACAGGATCAGGTTACAACTACCGAGTTAAGACTAATACTGCTGCTTCTGGAAATGGTACTACAACAGTTACTCTTGTTGACCCGATTCTAGTAGCTACTGACTCAACTTCAATAGTAGATTTAGTTCCTCACTCCAATTCAGCAACTATTGTTACCCCAACTTCAACGCCTAAAAATGTTATTGGAGTATCAGATATTGCAGTACCAGCGTCTAATTACTTCTGGGCACAAACTCAGGGCGTAGCCGCTGTATTCACAGACTCTGGTGGTGGTATCGCAGCTAACACTGGTATTATTCCATCAACAACTGTTGCGGGACAAGTAATTGTTGAAGCAGCATCAACTATAACTCAGAGATTAGGTTACACAACACGTGCAACAACCACTTCACAAGCTCAATTAGTTAACCTATCCATTACCAACCAATAAGGAGATATTATGTCATCGAATGTATACGCTGAGAATAGTTTACCAGTAGTCAAAGAAGCAGGTGGCTATCTAACTAAGAAGAATATTAAAATAGTTGGTGGAATTGGCGTATTCGACATATCTGGAGCAGCTTCTGCTAACTTTGGAAGTGTATCCATTTCTGGAGCAGCTAACTTTACTAGTCCCAACTCAGTCCAAAATGCACCTGTAACAACCCATACACCCGCAGCTATTAATGCAACCGCAACAGCAACAGCCGCACAGGTAGCAACTGGCTACATAACTTCTACTTCAGCAGCAGCCACTACTATAACTTTGCCAACAGGCACACTACTAGGGACTGCGCTAGGTGCAACTCAAGGCACACAATTCGACTTATGGATAGACAATACAGCTGGAGCTAACACTGTTACCATAGCGGTAGCGGTTAACGGTATAATAAACGCCTTAGCAACAGCAGCATCCGCTTCATTTGGACTTTTAACTGTTCCAAGCGGAGTAACAGGACAAGCAAGATTTACATTAACATTTAGTTCAGCAACAGCTTATACGTTTGCACGAACAGCATAGGGAGTAATATGACAGAAGTTACACCAGCAATTGAACCACAAGATTTATCTACAGATGTAGCAACTGGACACCCAGAAGACTTGCCACAAACTCAAGTTATTCCAGGAGTCACAGATGTTAACCCTACCCACATTAACGCCTACCTTCAGGATGTAGAGGATGCTAAGAAAAAAGTATCTTCTGCTCAGGATGAGTTATTTAATGCTATCTCACGTCTCGAAGCTCATCCTGATTATGTTTCAACTGCTCCACCTAAAGCTAAGAAAACAGTTAAAGCTAAGAAAACAACTATTCCTGTTGAGACACCAGAAGAACCAACACCCGCAGACTCAACTCCTGCACCTAGTAATACAGTTGCACCAACCACTCCAACAGCATAATATACGCTTATGAATATATTTGTACCCTGTACTAATGTTCAGGATATAACACTATTTTGTTTAAGAGATTATGAATATAAACTATCTATATTAGGTGATGGTGAAGAATACTATAACTACTTTAAAGAACGATGGTTGGATGGGAAAACCTTAATTAACGTCGAGCAAGATATTGCTTTCTGGCCTGGAGCATTAGAGGCTTTATGGAATTGTCCAGCTAATTGGTGTGGTTATGGTTATTCAATAACAGGAGTGCCAGCTCATCCAAACGCATGGCCACCACTGGGACTGGTTAAGTTTTCTGAAAACTTTATAGCTGAAACTAAAAATCTATGGAATGAAGTAGAGAGTAAGGACTGGCGGGATATGGATTCGGGTATAGCTAAATGGGTAGACAATACAAACGGAGGAGTTCTTGGCTTTCATGAACATAGCCCTGGAGTGGTCAATTTCCACCCTGAGCTAGTAGCCAATATTGACCACTCATGATATTCTATGCTCATGGATAGAGCAACAATTGAGTCTTTAATGGACAAAGCACAAAATAGATTTAACGAAATTAATCAATATCAAGAAACAGTAAAGGCTAAACTCAAGGAATTTGGCTTAAATGAGTATCACGAATTACAAGAGGAAATGAACCGATTACAGGGAGATTTTCGGACACTTGATAGTATAAGACAAGCAATCCCTACACCTGCTGTGACGCCACCAGCAGAACCAGCTAAAACAGTTGTGGCTAAGGAGAAAGTTAATGCCAAACCTACCAAGTGATGATGTAGATCTAAGACCAGCGGGTCCTGGAGCAGTTGAAGTTGCAGGAGATTCTCCTGAACCCTTACTGACAGGTGCTAGTGAATATGAATACGTCGAGATATTTAATCCCTTAAGTGTAACCTTTATAGGTAAATTTGGAATATCCAAACCAGCCAATAGTGCAGTACGTATTTCCTCCAACCAAGAAGCTCCAGGAGTAACAAGGACAGAAGAAGATGTAAGGCGTAACTATGGCCTTGACCTGCGAAATCCTGATCATCGAGGCAACGTTAATATTATTAATAAGGTAGAAATCCCTAGTGGCAAAACTGTACGACTTCTCGGCAATGAGGCACAAGTAATAGTCAATCAATTAGTTACTGAGATTATGCAGAGACAAAACGATCGCCTACTGCTTTCTGACCCATTTGCTAGAAGTAAGGTAGAAAAAGACGTAGTAGTAGCACGAGGTTTTCTAAATGATATACTCGATCGTCCACCACAAACAATCCAAGAACAATTAAAGGGCGCATTAAGTCAGCAAGGAGCAGAAGATGAGCAAGCATTCCCAAACATCCAATCAACACAAGGTGCTGAACCTCAAAGCAGAAATGCAGTTGAAAGCCCTGCAGACAACTCTTTCCCAGATGCTAGAAATACCGAGCGATCTACAGAGCCAGCTCCAGAAGTCAGAGAAAATAAGACAGCAAACAGTCGCAGCCGAACTAAAACTGGACAATTTACTTCGAAAACAGCAAACTCTTGAATCTGATATAGACAAGGAAACCGATAGACTTTTAGTAGAGCGTGAAGCTAAACTTAAGGCTATTGATAATGACCATAAACTATCGCTTAATGCTGCTGAAGCTGAACAAATTAAGCTAGAAAGTAAGAACACTGAACTTACGAATGAGAATTATGATCTATCTATATCTACTAATTCTAAACAGGCTAAATTAGACAAGATTAATGTCCAAATATATGATGGCATAGAAGAATTAAATCGAATTAAAACAGGGGTAGAAGAACAAATCAGAAATAAAAAGGAAGCACTTAGTGAGATCAATACGCTAAATAATAGTAAAAACACCCTAATTAGTGAAATTAATGAACTTAAACAAGAAATAGAGCAATTAGAGGCTAAAAAAGAGCAATATATGAGTGATTATGAAGATAAAATGACCCAATTAAATAAATCACATGCTCAATTAGTCAAAAAGATCGATGAACTGACACTGGAAAACAGGAGAATTGTTGAAGCTAACCGAAAAGCCGAAATAGAACAAGATTTTATCCGAAAAGACCTTGCCAAACGTGCCACAATGGCAGATGAGCGGGAAAAAGTACTAAAAAGGCGAGAAATGACTGTCGCTCAGAGTGAAGATACGATACAGCAAAATGCTAATTTACTCAATTTATGATAGTATTAACCTAGAGGTAATTCCCCATATTAATTGAGGAATTTTTTAATTTATGGCTAGCAATACACGGTCAACGAACTCAAGTGGCGGACTAACAGCACAAAGCACAATAACTGGCAAACAAGAGTATATAACGAGTACTGGCGGTGTTCTAAACAGTGGTGCTACTTTAACTGGGTCTGCAATTCCAGCCTCAGGACTATCGAATGCAGCCGCAGTACAAATAGTTGACGGTTCAGGTAACCAAATAACTTCTTTTGGTGGCGGAACTCAGTATACTGATGGCGGAACCCCACCAACACATCCAATTGGGCCAACGCTATTATTTAACAATGCTGGCACTTGGGATTCAGTATCAGCCGCCAACCCATTGCCCGTATCTGCTACTTTCAGCGGTAGTATAACTAGTTCTCCAACATTTGCAATGACTCCAGGCAGCTCTCCTACGGCTGCGTATGGACTTATTGATTCATCTTACAGACCAGTAGTAGTAGGGGCTGGAACAGCTGGTAGTGCAGCTGGTGGTGTTCTAACAGTCCAAGGTTCAGCTAGTGGTACAGCCATTCCAGTCTCTGGTACGTTCTGGCAGGCTACACAACCTATTTCCGCAGCGTCGCTACCTTTGCCCACGGGTGCATCAACAGCAGCTAAACAGCCAGCTTTAGGTACTGCTGGGACTGCATCTACAGATGTACTTACTGTACAGGGTATAGCTTCCATGACTGCCCTTAAAGTTGATGGGTCAGGGGTTACTCAACCTGTTTCAGGAACAGTTACAGCAAATGCAGGAACTAATTTAAATACTTCAGCCCTTGCACTTGAATCTGGTGGTAATTTGGCATCAATTTCTACTAATACCAGTTCTATATCTTCTAATACAGGCTCAATAGTCACCAATACTGGTTCACTTAACTTAGGTCAAGGCTCTACTACTTCTGGACAGGG